ATCCTCTTTCTCAGAAAAAAGTTCGGGCTATTAATGAAGAAGTTATTCCTGTGTGGGATATAAACGCTGAAGGTTGGCGTTCTTTTCGTGTAGATAAAGTAATTAGCTTTGCTTGTAGATAAATACTATAAAAGGAGTTAACCAATGGCTGGACAATTAGTAGGTCTATTTGAACAATTTTCACCTAGACTAAAAGCTTTACCAGAAGAACAACGTAAACACATTAATGAGTTAATGTTTGCTATGCGTGACGGTAAAATTTCTGTAGCTGTTGGTACTCCTAATATTTTAACATTTCGTGATATTGTGACAGGAACACATCCCTTAGATTCTAGTTTATATTCTGAAAATAATAATCGTTTTGGTGTTGATCTTGACAATCTTCATGACAGCGGCGATACTTACAGAATATATGTTACAAATAGAACCACTAATAGAAATCAAACTTTTTTTATAGGATATTATATAAAAAAAGAAAATGGGGGGTTTACAACCCGTAAAGAATATTATAAAATGGATAGTATAAAAGGGACCATAGCAATTAGAAGATTTGATGAAGAAAATAATCAAACAGGTTATGAAACAGAATCTTCTACAGATAGCTGGAAGGGCCCTATGTCTATAGAGAATGTTGCAAAATCAAATGGATTATTTTATCACTTTATGAAAAAGAATGAGAAAGATCAAAATTATATTCGTATTGTTGATGAAACTGTGTGAGGTAAATAATATGACTATGCATCTAGTACGTGGAATGTCTTCTTTGAATAACAAGAAGCGTAAAATGAAAAAGAAACCTGGCTGGAAAAATACACTTCAGGAACATGATGAGTTTCTAAAGCGCATGGGTGTTACTGGTAAGAAATCTGAATATCGTTCAGAGATTCCAAACTATCGTGAAAATAGCCCTAGAATTTCAACTTCAGATACTATATGCAGTAACGGTACTCGTAAAGAAAGTACAAAATACACAGGCGATGAGATTGCTGGTATTGTAGTCACTCATAAATCTAATCTAATGCCGATCCGTAAAGATAATAAACAGGCTGCGGTAGATGCTGCAAGTATGCGCCGATAATGTTCAGTATCGAAAACGAATTTGATCATACAATTATAACCATAGTAGATAACGATAATCGTCAAGAAGATGCACAGGTTATTATGAGTGATGAGTATGTATACGTGAGACAATATAATGCTAAAAGCGGTAGATATGACGTTATATCATTATCTCCGTTTATGTTCAATGAAATACTTGCTTCTATGAAATTCACTGATGGTGTTTATGTGACAGAAGATTTATCAATATCAGTAAAGGAATAATATGTTTGGTATAGATCCACTTATCATTTTAGCAATAGGCATTATTGGAGTATTTTACTGTTCGTACTCCATCGGTCGTAACAATCGTAAAGAACGTGACGATGAATTAATAGAACAGACTATGTTATATCTGTGTCATGAAGGCTATGTAAAACATCGTCGTGATCGTGATGGAGAGATAGAACTAATTAAACTTAACGAAGAATTTTAATAAAAAAAGGTTTACAAGACCTTTTAACTATGATATAATAATATTATCATAGAGGAAGAATCGTGTTATGGCTAAAAGAGCAAAGATCAAAAAAGTTTATTCTCGTAGAGCACGCACAGGTATTGCTGCTGCTCCTACTAATAACTTTAATCACTTTAATGATTACCTCCGGTTGGAAGTAGACAAGAAAGAATTATCTCAAGTTATAAAAGATTATATTCGTAAAAATCTAAAGAAAGCAGACGTTCAGATAGCACTAAAAGCACCTGAGTGGGCTTTTACTGCTCTACCATATTTATCTGCAACCATTGCTTGGAAAAATTTAGGTAATCCCTTTCCGTCTAATTGGAATGGAGAAGAAGTAATTAGAAAAAGAGTTGCAGAGATTTTAGAAAAGGGTAGAAAGAAAGCAGAATTAAAAGAAGAAGAAGAAGTCGACACCGCACCAAAACGTACTATTGCAGATATTGTAAAAGAACGTACTTCTGATTTTATTGCTGGTATAGAAGAAAAGATAGATGCTTTCCCAGAAGTAACTGGACTATCTGTTTATGACGAATTAAAAAAGATAGATGCTCCTAATAATACAGCTAGAGGAATTTATGAGTATTATCTTCCTCAATTAAAAGAGATGCAAGAATTAATCACAAAGAAGCCAGAGGACCTAGTAGAAGCATATAGACATATGACCGCTAGAGAAAAGAAGGCATATATGAAATTCTTAGAAGATATTGTTACCGATGCAGAACGTTATATGGCTTCTAAGAAAGCACAGAGAAAAACAAGAACACCTAAAGTTAAAACTGCAGATAAACAAGTTGCAAGATTAACTTATCTTAAGGAGTCAAAAGAACATAAATTGGTTTCTATTAATCCTACTAATGTTGTTGGTGCTAATAGAATATATTTGTTTAATGTAAAGTCAAGGGTAATTACAGAATTAGTTTGTAGATTAGCACAAGGCTTTGAAGTGAGTGGTACTACTATTAAAGGAATAGATGAAGATGTATCACGTAATATCAGATTAAGAAAGCCAGAGGAGTTTTTACCACTGGCTCTTAAAAAGACCCCTAATCAAATTAATAAAGAGTGGGGCAAACTTACTACTAAGTCCGGAAAACCAAATGGAAGGATTAACAAAGACACTATCATATTAAGGGCACTCGATAGATGACCGAAGAAAAAACAAATTTTATGAACCGTGCTAAGTTTACAAAACTTATCGAAGAACAGGTTCTATCAAAAAAACTAGGGTACATTGATGCCGTAGTTGAAGCATGTGATATTACTAATATAGATCCAGAGGATGTTAAAAAGTATATATCACCACTAATCAAAGAGAAGATTGAAGCTGAAGCAATGAAATTAAATTTTTTACCAAGGCAAAATGAGCTTCTTTTTGAATAAATACTCTGTACAACAAAGTCAAAATGTTGTATAATATTACAGTACATACAAAAATATATTTCAGTATAAGGAAAACAAAATATGTCATTCGCAAATCTAAAACGTAATCGTAACGCAATCGATCAACTTGTAAAAGCAGCAGAAGCTACTAATACAAATCAATCAGGTAATAAGTACACTGACGATCGAATCTGGAAACCAACTGTAGATAAATCTAATAATGGTTATGCAGTTATCCGCTTTCTCCCAGCATCTGAAGGATCAGAACTCCCATGGAACCGTTATTGGGATCATGGTTTTAAAGGCCCAACAGGGCGTTGGTATATCGAGCGTTCTCTTACTTCTATTGGACAAAATGATCCAGTAGGCGAATTAAATAGTAAACTCTGGAACTCTGGTATTGAATCAGATAAAGAAGTTGCTCGTAAACAAAAGCGGCGCCTACATCATGTTTCAAATGTTCTAGTTGTTTCAGATCCAGGCAATCCAGCTAATGAAGGTAAGGTATTCTTATTCCAGTATGGAAAGAAAATCTTTGATAAATTGATGGATGCTATGCAACCAGAATTTCAAGATGAAGATCCTATTAATCCATTTGATTTTTGGAGTGGTGCTAACTTTAAATTAAAAATTCGTGATGTAGAAGGCTATCGTAATTATGATAAGTCAGAGTTTGCTTCTCAATCTGAACTATCTTCAGACGATACTTATCTTGAAGAAATTTATAATCAACTTCATGATCTGCGTGAATACACTGATCCGAAGAATTATAAAACATATGATGAACTACAAGCTAAACTTATGGCTGTTCTTGGAGAACAAGCTTCGGTTGGTGCTCCAACTATGAGACAAGAAGAGTCTCTAGGAGAACCACAACCAGCACCAACAATGAGAGCAGCAGAACCTGTTCAAATGGAGACTGCAGAGATGGCTTCAGCATCGCCTTCAGAAGAAGATGATGACATTATGGCTCACTTTGCAAATCTTGTAAATGAAGACTAGATAGGAGCCATTTTATCGAAGCCGTCATATGTTGATGGTACAGGCGCTTGGTTAAGCACAGTAGTATTATTATTCTGTGTAGACCGAGCGTCTACTGCATTATTCTGTTGAACTGAAGTATTATTTCTATTATCAACAGTATTAGATAACTGTCTTTGAGCATTTTCTAATATGGCATTGGTCTCTGCTGATCTTTCTGCTTTTCTTTCGATAAGCTGAGCATTTCTTTGTTCTATTCTACCTCGTGCTGCTTCAGCAGAACTGGCACTACCAAAACCTACTCTTGTTCCTTTAAGTAGTGTAAACTCTCCGCCACCTAATAATTTAGGCAATGGGACAGAAATGGTAGGGAGACTAAATCCAATTTTAGAAATTGCAATAATAAATTTATCTTTTAAATTCATAAAAGTTGTAGCTACAGTATCAAACATATTTGCTATTTTATTGCCGATAGATGATATACCAAATTTTATAAAACCGCCAATGCTGCTAGCTAAAATTCCTATATTAGAACTAAAGTTCATAAAGAAATTCTTAACTCCATCATATAAATTATTAAACATATCAGCTAAAGAGAAATCTTTTATTTGCTGTGCTAATTTATCTGCACCAAATAATTCAAGAATTTTTCTTGGGAAAAAAGTAATAGCATCTATTAATACATCTACACCCTCTAATATCCCAGTAATAATTCCTTTAATACCACCTTCTAAAGCACCAAGTAGCTTTGATACTATTCCGCCTGATGTTTCATTAAACCCTTTAAAAGCACCTTTTACAAAATCAAATAATGTTATAAGAGGTAGTAAAAAAGAAAATCTTGCAAATAATTTGGCAGCAGATAATATTGGTTTTAATATATTTCCGATTGGAGCAAGTATCTTTCCTATAGTACCAAAAAATTTACCAATAGCGGATAGACCAGAGCCTATGACAGATCCGACTTTGCCTATTCCAGATCCAATTGATTTAAAAGGTGTTAGAAGCTTTGATGCCATATTACCTATTCTTTTTACTGCATTAGTAACAGGTTCAAAGAAAGCAGCAATTCTAGTAAAATCTAATGTTTTGGTAAACATAATTAATCCGGCACTTAAATTACGAACAGTCTTAAGTACACCTTGAAATGCTTTAGTAAATCCTCCACTTATAGCCGCATCTATTGATTTAAATGCAGTTTTAAATGTATTAACTATTCTAGTCGGTATTGCTTTTAATGATTTCCATCCATCACCTACAAATAATGCTTTAATAAATTTATCTAAACCTAAAAACTCTGCAGTTATTGCTAGTGCAAGACCACCCAACAATTTAGGAATGGAGCCAAGTAATCCGCCAATACCAAATATGCTAAGTTTTTTCTGTGGTGCTTCTGGAGATTGTGTTTCCGTTGGTCCAGACGGAATAGAAGTATCATCAGATGCTTGTTTTAGGTTATCAAGCTGCTGAGTTTTTAAATAATCAAAATATGAGTCCATCTGATTATTTAAGAATAGCATTTGAGTTAAAATTTTGTCAAGCAGTATATTATTTTCTTTTTCAAAGTTAGTAGAAAATATACTCTTTATTAAACCGAAAGCGGCTGATAGCGGCGCAGTAATAATATCTTTAAATACTTTACTCACGCCTGTGACTAATCCAAGTATTGAATTTTTAATAGTTGATACTGCATTACCTATCATTCTAAATGGCGCGGAAATTGAATTAATTACTGCATCTTTAAAAGAACCAATAGCTCTTGTAATAGGGTTATCAATAATTGCTTTAGTAAGAGTCTGTAATCCAGGAACTCTAAGACCAGCACTTTTAATTCCACTTATGGACTTGGCTACATCAGTAATACCTTTTTTTATTTCGACTTTAATTTCGTCGTGTCTTTTTTCAGACTTCTTATTAGATTCTTCTAATTGTCTTACTACTTCAGTTAATGTAGCCATAGGATCTTATCCTTGATTCTGTTGTTTTATTCTTTCATTTTCTTTTTCAATATAATCAACAAGCATAGCAATATAAATTTCTCTTTCCCATGGTAACATATTTTCAATTTCAGTCAAAGAATATTTATGTTCTTGCATTAATAAAAAATTAGTTTTATAGTAATTTACTAAGTTATCATGAGAAAGAGCCACTAAAAAAAATCATCTATACCACTCAAAGTTATATTATTTTCTTTTTCACATCCACCACAAATAAACTTTATTTGCTTTTCCACTCTTGGCATATTTTCAACATATTCTCTTACTTTACCGAATTGTTGTGTATTCAAAGATTCAATAAAATCATTTACTTCTGCATCAGAAACATCTTTTAATAAAATATTTTCTTCTTCTGTTTCAATTGATTCCATACATTTACTTATGAGCATAAATGTCTTTTCGGTTTCAGTTAATTCTTCGCCTTCAAGTTTTAGTACATCATTAAAGTTAGGATATTTCATAGTTAAAGAAATATTTTCATCAAGTTCTATATCTTTGTTTACTATCTTATCCTGTTTAATTTCTACTTCATCTAATTTTACTGCAATATCATTAGTCTGTTCGCAGTGTTGACATTTAATTCCTAGTTTACTTACTTCACCTACAGACTTTGATCTGATCATAATAAACATATATTCAATATCAAATAATGTAAGATTATTTTTATCAATATCCGCATCAATACAAGATTCAATAGTATCAACTACTGCATGTAATGCCGATGTTTTATCTTGAGATTCAAGAGCCATCATCAACACTTTTTCTTCTTTTACAAGATACGGTCTGTATCTTACTTTTTGTTCTACCGAAGGTATAGTCAATTCATACTTTGGTTTATCATTTAGCTTTGGCAGTGCCATATTTTCATCCTCATTTCATTTTATTATACGGGCGCTTCTTGTCTATTATGGACAGTCCCTTCCCAATTATTATATGATAGTTGTATGGTTAATTCTGTTAAACCACCTTGTTCGTTTGTAAACTCTATTGCATTTACAAGAGTAGGAAATGCATCTATAAGTTTACAAGTATAGATAACATGACCATTTTGATCGAACTGTGATATCATAACATCTCGAGTGTAACCCGAACCGGGAGATGATCCATACTTATATTCTAATTCATATGTATCAAAATCTACAGACAATCCAGACCAATAATCAAAATATCTTTTTGCTTCATAAGCATTTGTAAGCATGAAGTTCATTGTTACATCATCTATTAAAAATCCATTTGCTACCTTTTCAGCTTTCGGTATACCTATTACTCTTTCATTTACGCTTATAGATCGTCCTGGCATTGTAACACTTTTACACATAAAATTTAATTGATTAGCACTAATATCGGGCAAGGCGGTAAAAGTCGGAAACCTAACTTTAAAAAGATTATTTCTTGCTAAACCTTCTTTTAAAGATGCTCTAAAATCTTCTACTCTCATTAGATCATATTCCTTGATGCTTTATATACTGCAGCACCACTTGATTTATTCCAAGATGCTGTAGGAAGGAAGGTTGCAATCTCCCATTCTGGCGAATCCACTTTTGCAAATCTACTTCTCACATTTGAATTTAAATAGTGCTTTACACATGGTTTAAAATATCTTAAATTGGAAGCACTTTTAAGTTGTCTATATCTTATATTAAATTTAGTAGATTCATCAAATTTTTTATTATTTGTTGTATCCATAAGACCGTCAAGAAGTTTTGCTCTTAAAACTGGCGGCAAATAATGTAAATTTAAACCTAGAAAACCTTTTTCTGCAGGACCGATTGGTATTACTAGAGGAAATCCATCATAATATGGTAACGTGTCTTTATGTTTTGGATCATAGAAAAACATATACATATTACCAATAACAGCTCTATTTTCAAGAGACAGTTCTTCATCTCTCAATAGAGTATTCCTATTGATTCTGCGCATTGCTCCACCACGTAAAGCACCGATTCTTTTTCTAAACCAATCTCTCGATTCTTGTGTCCGAGGGTTAATACCTGCTCTAAACGCTTCGATCTCAAGATTCTGAAATATACTTGCCATTGTAGTATTTATAATGATTTTTTAATTTTTTTCATCTTCGGAAGACTCTTCATTTTAGACTGCTTTGGCATTATTCCCATACTCTGTAATGTTTTTTCTGTCCAAATTTGGAACTCCCAGTTTCTGTCATCTGCAAAGTTTTTAGCTGCTTTCCATTTATTCATATTTTTAACATATGTCATACCTTCATTAATGTATCTTTTAGTTTTTCTTCCTGGAAACTTTGGAGGGACCGTTTGACTATCTGGTTTAATTTCCACAATAATAGTCTTACCATCTTTAAATGTTATCTTTAGATCAACAAAGTATCTATGATATTTTTTATCAACTTCATAGAAGTATGGGACTACAACTTCTTCAGAAGCCCAAGTTTTTATTGAAGGATTATTATCACACCATTTAAAACAATGTCTTTCCCACATTGATCTATAAATTATATTATCTGGATCACCACGATATTTTGACCGGTGTTTTACTTTGTATTTTCCTTGGTATGTTTTCATAATACTTTCATTTTAATTATATAAATAAGAATAAGATAATTCTATTTATTAGGAATAATTTGGATGGACAATAATAAACATAAAACACATATGTTCCCTATTGAAAATAGAGATAAGTATAAGGCATATATTAAATTTACACCGATTATTAAAAACGGACCTACTTATCAGAATAGAGTAAATATAGCTCAGACAGAAGCGCAATCTTCTAGCGATACCGCTAAGAGTTTTTTAGAAAATGCATTTAATCAATTCGGAAACTCGGCAATTTCTGCTTCTACCGAAAGGAGAGGTGGCGAGTCTGTTGCTTTATATATGCCCACACCAGTTACTATTCAGGATGGAGTTAGTATAGAACCAGCAAGTCTTGGCATTTTAGGAGAGGGTGCTTCAAGGTCAATGGATGCTGGAAGCGGGATTGTTGCAGCTGTAGGTGCAGCCCTTCAAGATGGTATGGGAAGTTTAATTGAAACACTAAAAGGAAATGTATCCGGCGATGCTGCATCTCTTGGTGCTAGTAGATTGGCTGCGGGATTACCAGGCCCGGGTACCGATGCGGTTAGAGGATCGTTAAGAGTAACTCCTAATCCGAACACTAGAATGATGTTTAGATCCGTAAATATACGAGAGTTTTCCTTTGACTTTAAGATGGTCCCAACAAGTAAAAGAGAGCAAGAAGAGATTAAAAATATTGTTTCATTCTTTAGGATAAATCTTTATCCAGAAGTTATTAAACTAGAGGGCACTGGTGGTAATAGTATAGATGCTGGTTATAAGTTTCCCAATTTATTTGAAATTAAACTAATGTATGAGGGAAAAGATTTATCTAAAGATAATCCTAATTTAAGTTTTAAGCATATGTACCTTAAAGCATTTACTGCATCATATAATTCCACTGGTGGTTTTTATAAAGATGGAGAATTTAATGAAGTTTCAATACAAGTATCATTTGCCGAAGAATTTACTTTAAATAAAGATGATGCTAAACTTGGAATGGCTAAGAAAGCAACAGCAGCAGCTAGAACAGAAGCGGTATTGGCTGATAGAGCCCGCGGAATTGAAAGAGGGTTTTAATAATGACATTTTTTGCAGGATTTCCAGAAGTTATATACAAATATGGTAATGAGAAAGAATTTAATCTTGCTCAAAATCTTTCCGTATATGTTGATATAATTGATAGATTTAAAGATAACTCATCAATGTACACTTTTTATAATCTATATGATGGAGAAAGACCAGATCAAGTTTCTCAAATGTTATACGGTACTACAGATTATTATTGGACATTCTTTTTACTTAATGATAATTTAAAGACAAAAGGTTGGCCACTATCAAGTAAAAGTTTAGATCAATATGTTAAAAATAAATATAACAACACTACTCTTACAACTCGTGATTATTTTTATGATAAATTTAAAGTAGGTGATTCTATTACTGGGCAAGAATCTACTGCAGTTGGTAAGGTGATATCAACTAATTCAAATCTAGGAACTATTACAGTTCAATCAACTCCAACTTTTATTTTAGGTGAAACTATACAATTAGTTGGAGATCCTAATAAAACTGTTACACTACACTCAACTAGTGCAGAATATAATGCAGTAAGATATTATAAATCTGGTAATGATATCGTTGATATAGATCCTACAGTAGGCCCTGGTGCGTCTTTAGTTGAAGTGACAAACCTTGAATATTATCAAGAACAAAATAGTGAAAATTTTACTATAAAAGTATTTAAACCAGAAACAGTTTCTAGTGTCTTTGCTGCATATAAGAGTGCTCTCCGAGAGAATATCTGATGGTCGAACAATCAAATCACGAGATTAATGCTGAATTTCTTATTAGAAAAATTATAATTGAAAAACAGTCTTTAAATACAGAATTTAATATAACTTCTGTTATTAATGAAGTTAACATATATGAGCATGTTGATAAGCCATATTTAACTGGACAAGTTGTATTTGCTGATACAAATAGAATTTTAGAAACAGCAGAAATCAGTGGAACCGAATTAGTTACTATAGAAATATCAAGTACGCTAGATGATTCTGAATTTACTATCATGAAAAAATTTATTATAAGTGAAATAGTACAAAGCGTGAAATCAAATGATAATACTGAATTAGTTGGTATTAGTTTAATAGAGGATATAGGATATTACTCAAGGTTGATGCGTGTTCAAAAACCCTATAGTGGTGTACCAAGCTCTATTATTAATAATATATTAGGTGAATACTTAGGAAGATCAGTTGCTCAGATTGGCGGAAGTGAACACACTGATGGTAATATGAAAGTATTAATTCCAAATATGGAACCAATTCAAGCAGCTAATTGGATAAAAGACCGAGCATCTTCGGCAACTGGTCTCCCATATTTTTTATTCTCTACAATATGTGATGATCAATTAAGATTTTTAGATTTAGAAAAAATATTAAATTTAACACCACTTAATCAAAGCACATACGACTATACTTTTTCACAATCAATTGGTTCTGGATTTAAGACTCGAGATCCTAGACAGTTCTATGCAATAAGAAATTTTAAATATACAAATATTGAAGATCAATTAATGATGGCAAGAAAAGGTTTTACTGGATCAACTTATAATTTTATTGACACAATAAAAAATAAATCTTATACTTCAAGAATTAATGCTCAAGAAGTATTTGGTGGTATTCCATATCCACCTAGACAAAATCTTCCAATTTATGATGGAATAACAGCATTTCCTGGAGGTGCTATGCATAATTATGATACAAGTGAAATTAGTCAGATGGCTCCATCAAAAACTTTTGAGGACGGTTCTTTTAATTATTATGAAGCCTCTGGAACGTCATCACACATGTTTAAAGCAAAGTCAAAATCTCTTAGACATTTCTTACATAAGTCTTCAATAGATATATCTGTTCCTGGAAAGAATTTTTTATATAGAGGTGTTAATAAATCTGTAGGTAATTTAATTAATATATCATTTAATTCTAATATAGCAGATACTTCAAATTCTAGCCCAGATAATAATTTGGATAAGAAAAAAAGTGGAGCATATATGATATATGCTACAAGACATGTATTTCAAGAAAATATTTATAATGCCGTAATCTCTTGTGCTAAATTAGGATATAAACCTAGATCAGCTGGAGGGGTTACGTGAGAAATAATAATTTAAAAACTTTACAGGGTGATTATTATGGTGACTATTTTAGATGGTTTATAGGTATAGTTGTCAATAATAAAGATCCCCTTAAACTTGGTAGAGTAAAAGTACGAATAAGAGGTATTCATTCTCCTAGTGTTGCACAAACTTCGACAAATGATTTACCTTGGGCTCAAGTTATAGTTCCATCAACTGAAGGAGGTATATCAGGAATAGGGAAAATGCCTCAGCTTCAACAGGGTTCTCAAGTAATCGGTTTTTTTATAGATGGTGCTAGTTCTCAGTTACCAATGGTTATAGGATCTGTACACCATTTTGAAAGAAAGAGAAATGCCACGGGTAATAATAAAGAAGAAACTCCTTTAGACGGAGAAGAACCTAGTGATGTTCAAGATGGTGAGGGCAACGATGGCCGTAAGATTGATTCTCAAGATTTACCAGGTGGATCAAATGGTGAGAAAATATTTAACTATTTAAAGAAACAAGGATTGACTGACGAACAAGCTGCTGGTGTTATAGGGAATTTAACCGCAGAATCAAATTTAAATCCCAATGCACTTAATCCGAACGATGTTGGTAAGCCAGCTTTTGGGCTTGCACAATGGAGAGGTTCAAGATATAGGGATCTTATAGAATTTTCTAATAGCAATGGTTTAGATCATGAAACTCTTGAAGCACAGCTACCTTTTATGATGCACGAATTAGAATCACAGTCTTGGTTAGGT